CTTTATCCCTGTCATCAAAAACACACATGATGTCATGTCCATCTTGGATTAAATCATCTAACCAAAGTTTCTTTAATTTATCATCTGGAGTAAAACTACCATTTTTTCTCATTTTCATGAAGTCTGGTTTAATTCCAAATTGATTTAACCAGTTCATTGTCACATCTCTACTAATATCATCTCTTCCACTGAATATTCCAACAATAAATCCAGATGATTTAAGAGCCTTAAAGGATTCAATTACAGGAATATTTGGTAAATCTAATGGAATATTTAGTGGATCAAAGAATGTTTTCCAATTCATTTTACCATCTGCATTTGTTGCTAATTTTCTTCTTGCATCTATTAGTGCAAGAGTTCCATCAAGATCGAAGATTATTGTTTTCATTATTTACTACTATTTGTATTGTTAAATAAAATTCCACAAAGAACATTAATTCCTAATGCTTGCAAAAATCCGATTGGATTAATTCCATCCACTGCTCCTACTAAAGCGTTATTCCAAAGCCATTGGGTTGGCCAAGCTAAAAATAAAGCGACGATTACTACTAATCCAAATGCTCCTAATATTAATCCTAATTTTTCCATGCTTATTCGTTAAATACGTTAATGTTTCAGTTTTTATTATTTGCCCAGCGGATACTAATTCATTTACACGTTCGATACCATTTAAATGTGCTAATAAATTTAGTGTTTGCTCCATGTAAATTATTTTCATATTTGTTTGTTTTAATTATAATGTAAATATAACTATAATATTTGAAATAAAAAAATAAAGTTATTAACAATCCTTAGATCTTCCTTTATGTTTTACCTTTTTAAAATATTTCTTTTTGTTTCGATGTGGTGTTGGAACCTTTAGTGCATCAAACCATTCCTCCAGTGTTAGAGTAATTTTTATTAACTTCCGGTTTTTTCCATTCTTTTCCATAATATTCTTCCCAGTATTTTCTGTATTCTCTTGTATTAATCATTTTAATACTATAATTCCAATATTCTGTTTCATGCCAAATAGTAATGTAAAGTACTATTGTCGAAGGCGGTACATGATTATACTTTGCCCATCTAAAAAGAGCTTTAATATTCCCTTTCTGCCTCATTTTCTTAGCAAACTTTGGAAAGGAAATATTATCCCAAATAGTAGGGTAGTAGCTCAAAATTGCTGAACTACTATTTCCTACATATCCAATATTAAATAATATCTGTTGCATTAATGCGAATCTCCTATGTTATTCTTTTCACCATAAATTAAGTACTCTGGATTAATTACTTTCGCAACCTTTCTTCTCTCACCTGAAATATGCTTAATTACAATACCTTCATGAGGTACTTTTGTATCTGGAATAAAGTTGTTGAATGTATATTCATCTTGTACTTCTTGATTCCATAATCCTTCATAAAGAACCTCCACATGTGGAAGTAAGAATATATCATGTGTTATGATTTCAGTTACTTCTGGTTCACAGTATTCTCCATTAATTGTAATATCGAATGCGGCAAATTTAATGTTAGTTAAACCATACTCGTAGTTCTTTTGAATACCTGCTCCATATATTTCACCATATAAAACCAAGCCAGAACCTAAATCCATACCTTGTCGTTTTGCTTCTTTCCAAAGCTTTTCTTTGATACCATATTCATCGCCGATTGTTCTCCAAACATCAGTTGAATAGAATCCTTGAGAGTCACTTCCCTTTTCACAGTTATGAGAACCATAAATATATTCATAGTCTATCCACTCGTTAGCAATTCTTAAGAATTTTTTAACTCTATCAAAGAATGTTAATTTAGATTTTCTTACAATACCATATCTTGCATTTGTTCCATGCAACTTTCGAGTAATTTGAACTTCATCTTCTTCTGTAAACATTCCATTGACGTTTTTAAGGTTTGGGAATTTGTAGTAGATATGGAAGTTTTGGTTATCTCTCCATTTGATTTTTCTACCAGATGCTAATTGAATCTGTTTAACTGGTGGTTCGAACTTAGTGATACCTAATTCTTCCATTAAATCTCTACCTTCTCTAATGTTAGATGCTTTAATATAAATTACTGGAATAATTAAACATTCAGAATAGACTCCTCTTAATTTAACAGTTCTAACCCTATTACCTTTACGTAGGTATGAAGTTACTCCCATCTTTTCAGAAAGTTTTTCAGGTATTACTGCATCAGTTGTTGCAATTACTGTTAGGGAACCTACATTAAATTCACCTTTCTTTGTGATGGCATTCCATCCACCTGCAATCACAAGTTCGATGTTATCTGCACCTTCAATTGATCTTACTTCATTTATTTTTGCTATAAAGCAAACTGAATTTTGATTTTCCATTATATTAATTCAAATTTAGTTAACGTGTCTCTTCTTTCTTCTTTGTTTATTCCTATTAAATAGTTCTTGACATTTTTAACAATTAATTTGCTATAAAATGTTCCAATATATGATAATGTTACCTTTTTCTTTTCGGAAGGTTTTACCGTTAAATTTATTTTAGCATTTTTAACATCACTAATTGCAGATAGTATTTGATTTTTATAACCAGAATTACCATCAACCAAATTTATAACACGATTTGTTAAAATACCATCAACAACTATTCTTATTTGATGCGGTTTCTTGCCTTTAATATATGTAATTAAATATACATCATATCCTAAATGATTAAAACCATCAACATTTTTTTCGTACTTAGCAACTTTAAAGTTTGTTTCCATGTGTATCTTTATTTAAATTATCTGTCAGCTAATCTCTTGAATACCTCTTTAATTTCTGGCTCCTCTAATTTCTTTTTTAAAGACTGCCATTTTTCTTCTAAGAACTTTTGATATTCTTCGTCGTTCTTAAATTGATTTTTGTTGTAGTTTAACTTAGCCATAATTTGTTTGTTTTAATTACAATGTAAATATAAACAATTAATTTGATATAAAATACTTTTTTATTAAATATTTTTCACAGTTATTTTTAATTGATTGATTTGGAAAATAATAAGTCTTAAATAATTTTCCATTTAACATAATTGTTTTTGTAAATCCAGTAGGAATCATGGCTCCAGCAGTTCCTCTGATTGAACGTGAGAAATCAACCAATATTTTAATAGTTACTATGTTATTTATTGCAAGTTCCTTCTCGTATGCTTCAAGTTCCTTCCATGCACCTCTATTTAAGTCCTGGTGTTGTAATGCACAATTAACATATGAAAATGTTTGTTTTAAACTCTTTAGATTGCAATTAAAATCAGCAGCAGGTGCCATGTGACCTTTATCCCATACATTCTTATAATAATCTTTATAGTCTGATGTATGCACATTTTTCTCTATATAAAAATCCATACCACTTCTACTATAATAATCCTTTATATTTTTATTACATTGAACTTGATAATCTATTGTCAATGGCTGTTCAAAATCCTGTGAATATACTATATGATATATTGGTGTTTTAACATCAATATTTGGGAGAATTTTACCAGATGCTAAAAAAAGGCATGCTAACAATAATGCCAACATGCCTATTAAAACCTTTTTCATAGATTTATTTTTCGGAATGGGTCTGATTCATTGTCAATGGATCTGCAGTGCCAGTACATGTAACAGTCCATGGTCGGAAAGGGTATGGTGTATTTATATCAATGAATGGCATTGGATATGTTAATGGCATAATAGGATTCGAATGATTTGGAACTCCAAATGGAAATGATAAAGTTTCATCGTTTCTCAATAATGTAATCGCTTCCATATTTGTAATGATACCAGTATTTTTTAAATCGGCGATGTATTCTACTTTATTGGTTCCATTATTTATAAGTACATCAGCTATTTTTATTGTGATATGTCCTTCGTTAAGAAGTCTTTCTACTATATTATTTTTCATATTCTTTGATTTTATCTAAGTAAAAGTTTGTATCTTTGGCACCTATGAATCTTTCAATTTCAACATTATCATCTGAAAGTAAAATAACGGTGGGAACATTTCTAACTCCATATTGAGTTGCTATTTCTAAATTTTCATCAACATTAATTTTTTCAACTAATACTGAATTTGCAACTAATTCCATTTTAGGAGCTAACATCTTACATGGACCACACCATGGTGCACTGAAGTAAATATATTTCATAATTAACTATTTTATTTATAATTATATTGGATTGGTTAAGATTGTTTCATAAAAAAACCCAGAATATTCTGGGTTTAAATTTAGTATATTAATTAGGTATTAAACCACGGTGACATCAATTACTTTGATTGCAGTATCAAATCTTGCTTCAAGTTCATTTATTGCATCAATTAATGGTTGTAAATCAATAGCAGCATCTTTAGTGTCTTTATTCATTTTATCAACGTTAGTTTTAACACCTGTTATTGTTTTTTCAACTTTATCCATTACACCAGATATTACATCAGGCATAATAGATGTTGCCTTTCCTTGTGTTTCGACTGATTTTTCAAGATTTTCAACGGTTCCGCTTAACTGTTTAACAGCATCTAATAATTTATCGGCAAGAACTGACATCGCAGATTCACCTTTATTTTTTGCAAGATCAGTAAGAGCAGAAAACATGTTCGTAGTTGCTTGAATTGCCTTTACATTCATTGTTTTACTTGAATCTGCAATTATTTTATATGATTTAGCTATTTTTTCAGTAGCTTTTGCTTTTTTAGTAAAATCATCTTCATCAATATTATCGTTGAAATCCACTACTGCCTTTAATGCCTTTACAACTCCGCCTGAAGCGACATTTATCATTGAAAAACCATTACCGACTTGAATTAATGGTTTTGATAGTTTTTGAATATTAGGTCCTGCTATTGCAAGTCTTTCTAGTAATTCAATAGGAGAAGGTCCATCTCCCCCGAATAATTTTCCAATACCTTCAAATAAACCGCCTATTGCAGTACCTATTCCACCCACAACACTAGCTCCACCCATCGCGGCTGAGAATATTAACCATGCTCCTCCTAATGCAGCAACACCAGTCGCAAGACCAATCATGTTTTCGATACCTATTTCATTTTTAAATCTTGCAAATACATCAATAATACCATTGATTGGTGTTAACAATGCTGATGTTATTCCCTGTGCGACTGTAACTAAATTTGGCATTGCAGGGGCTAATGCAGATAAAATCCAACCAACTGCTAATATTGTAATTGCGGCAACTATAATACCAAGTGCACCTAATAATAAGGTTGCTGGTGTTAGTGCAGTTACTGCAATTCCCATTACAACAATAGCGGCACCCATTAAACCTAATGCTAATGCAGTATTTGTAGTCCAATCCAGTGGAGGTGTAATCATATTACTTGGTAATAATTGAAATAACCATGCTACTGCCACTATGGCAAATGATGTAACAACTACACCAATAAGGGCCATTGTTAAATCTTTAAGGCTTAATCTTCCAACTGTTTTACTAGATAAATATAACATTGCTCCAAATATAACCATTGATAATCCTGCCTTTAATGTCCATGTTGCATCCGGTGATTCAAATTTAATTCCTGCAAGACTTTGAAAAATCCATGCAGTTGCAAGAACTCCAAATGCAACGATAGGTATTGCAATTGCCATAAATAGCATCTCTTTTAAATTCATTCCTTTAACTGACTTAGACACTAAATAGAATGGAATACTAAATACTAATAATGCAAATCCAGCCTTTAAAACCCACATTGGATCTGGCGCAATGTATTCAGAAATTGCAGATAATCCTTGGAAAATTAATGCAACACCTAAAATTCCAAGTGCCATTAATGGAATTGCAATAGCTCCATATATAAGTTCAGGAATACTCGCACCTTTGATTGCTTTCATAATAAAGTAAAATCCTACAGCAAATAATCCTATTGCAAATGCAGATTTAAGAACCCATATTGGATCAGGGGCCATGCTTTGATCTACTGGTGAGAGATTCTGAAATATTGCAGCAACTCCCATAATACCAAGTGCCATTAATGGAATTGCAATAGCTCCATATACAAGCTCTTTAATAGTTGCACCTTTAATTGCTTTCATGATAATATAATCCAATTGCAAAGGCAGATTTAAGAACCCATAAAGGATCAGGAGCTTTAAGCTTATCACCTGTTGGTAATAACATAAATGCATATGCAGCACCAACAATACCAAGTGCCATTAATGGAATTGCCAATGATGCAAATATTAATTGTTCTCTTTTAATATCTTTGGTTGCTTTTAAAATCATACTATATGCAAACGCAGCAGGTATCATTATAACACTAACCGCTAATGCCATTAATAATTGTGCAGGATTAATTATAGGCATTAATGAAAATATTGCAGCAGATAAAACTAAAGATCCTGCTATCGCCATTAAAACTAATGCAGTTGAACCTACTAATGAAAATAAAGAACTTGTTTTTGCAGGATTTATATTTCCTGCTCCACTAGTTCCTGCCAATAAACTTGCATTTTTAGCAAGAGTATCTGATATTCTAACAAATAATGGAGCAATTAACGCAAATACTCCAGCAACCGCTAACACTGTTAGTAATTGTGGTATGGTTATTACCGGAATTAGTGAGAATATTGCAGCGGCTCCTACTATAGCACCAGCAACCCCTATTATCATTAATGCAGTAAGTCCTACATCTTTGGCATCCATTGGGCTAAACATTTTATTAGTTGGACCTCCCTTTGATGCAACACCTCTCTCTAATTGTTTATTTTGTCTTGTTAATATGCTTCTAATATCTAATAAAACTGATGTTTGCTTTTTAAGTTCTTGTACAGTTTCAAGAGCATATGTATTTATACTAACAACTACTTGATTAATTTGCAAAAGTGTATTGGATGAAGATTCTGTTGCATCCGCAATTCTCTGTAAAGGAGATGATAATATTGAAAGTTGTTTTGAATTGTTAGTCACTATTGTTTCTATTTTTTTTTATATACAATATCTATCATTATATATCTAAATAAAAAAGGATCCACTTGGGATCCTTTAATTACATTTTTGGCATTTTCATGTTTGGCATTTTCATGTTTGGCATTTTCATGTTGCCCATCATTCCTGATGTTGCATCTTGTTGCCCTTCGTTCTGTTTATTCTCCGCCTTAATATGCTCTATTAAGTCTTTCACTAAATAATGGAATTCGTAATATTCCAAATTCTCAAGTTCACTTGGTTGAATATGTAATTTAAGATAAATATGAAATTTTGTCTTAAAGAAGTTCTCCAGCGATATCTTGAACAATGAAAAGAGATTTGATGCCGTCACGAAAACTAATGGGAACCTCTTCCTCCTCGTCCCCTAAGTATACTAACATATTTGGTTGAATACCGATTTTCATCTTTTCTGCTAGCGTATATACTAAATTGTATTTTTTACTTGACCATCCGTTTAATTCAACTTCAAAATCAAATAACGTTTTGTCATTAAATCCTCTCCAATCATGATGAAGATATGGTATAATCTGTAATACAGACTGATCTACCTTTTCACCCTTTTGTTGTTTTTCTTTGATATACCCTGTAATCTTTTGCATCACTCCAATAACAGGTGGTCTCATTGAAATAGTACCGAATGATTTTGTTTCAATTAAGAAAGATCTTTCATCGTTATCGTAATATTTATCTAATTCACTTGGAATTTTAAAGTATTGAAAATAATCTTTTTTAATTTCAACATCATGTTTCTCTCCTTTTTTATCAGTATGTTCAATTTTTAAACTTGATTCTGGCTCAGGAAATGTTAATTCCCTAATAGATAAAATAATAAAGAATCTATCTTCTTCTAAAATATCTTTGTAAGATAATCTTTTAGTTGTACATGTAATTCGTATGCATGATTCTACAACTTGATTTAATTTTTCATCAATGTCTAATACATTAGTTTCATCAATGGTTGAAAAGTGTCTAACTTCTGCGACTTTCGCAGAACGTATTGAAATTTCAGTTCCTTCAGGATAGAACATTCCACCTGATGGTAATGAAATAACTGGAATCGCGTGATATCCTAAATGGAAATCTGCACCTTCAGCACGTTGATTTGCAAAACGTTCCATATTAACCTTACCTAAATTAGGATTAACTGATTTATCTTGAACTTCTTCGCTTTGTGTATTCTCATCTGATTGAACAATATTCTTATATTGATCCTCCAAATTTAAATCATTTTCGTTATTCATATTTATTTGTCTTTAAGTTTTCTAATGTCAATTTTTTCAAAAGGCTTGTCATCTTTTACCTTCTCTTCTATTTCTTTTCTTATTACTTCCCTTATAAATGCAGAAATTGAAATTGGTCTTTCTCCACTTTCAATTGCTTCATTAAGGATAATTCGATTAATCAAAGATACTTCGTCTTCTGAGAGAAGTACTTGTAACTTTTTTGTAAGTTTATCCATTTAACTTTCTATATATTATATTATCATTATATTATGTTTTTGTTTCACAAAAAATGTGGGATAATTAAAAATATCCCCCATCTATGAAATAATTATGCTAAATCTTCTTTCCAAACGTCACATCTAAAACCTACCTCTAATGTTGCAGGATCTGCTGAATCATATGATAAGTCATTTGTGAAACCTAATCCTGAAGTAATAAGACAATCTTCAAGAGTTACTGTTCTATAAATATCTCCAGCTCTATTGAACTGTACAATAACAATAGTACCTACGTAATCTCTTTTAAGTCCCATTGCACCTGTTTGAGGATCATATTGTTTGTTATACCATTGTCTCATTGACTTGTAAAGGTAAGCTTGATTTGCTTCATTTAAGTTTAATGAGAAATTAAGGGTAATATCGACTGATGTTTCTCCAGGCATACCTGCGAATGAACGTGTTGCGAATTTATATTTTTGTGCTACCGCTTCAACTCCTTTATATAATTCTAATCCTCCGATAGAATTAATATGTTGAAGCATCAATGGCGCATCTGAGATTCCAGATGGAGGTAAAATTGTAACTTCAAATAAATTACCTTGTACAGGTTCGAAGTTTCTACCTTTTCTAGATGTCTGATCTTGTGAATAATGTGGTAAAGCCATGTTTTATTAATGTTTTATTTTTTTATATATCTTATTAACCTAGGTTACCAGATTGTATTTCACCTGTGTTAAGAATAGTAGTTCTGTGAACAACAATTTCCAAACCTTTAACAGGCTCAACATATGTATCGATGATTCCGATATTGTTATCGATAACTTCATTGGTATTATTAGTACTATCCATTACATTTTTAAATTCATAAACACCACCATCCTGTTTAACACCTTGTAAGAATGAATCTGCAAGAGTTTTAATTTCTAATCTAGTTTGTGTATTATTAAATTCAAATACATAGTCCTTTAAGATATTAGCCATACCATCTTGAATATAAATAAGTGCTTCTCTAACATGTGCTGAAGAAAGAGCTGATTTAATAGATTGTTGTGCTGTTTTATTTCCTAAGATAGTTAAACCTACTCCTCTTTGGAATACGATAGGGTTAATTCCGAATGGCTCTAGGTAATCTCTATCATTTTTATCAAATGAATATTCAACTCCTTTAACATTTGTACCTGCAACAACTCCACGTCTTGGACCTGCAACAATTGACCATGGCAATGCGTTTGAATATTTATCTAAAAAGTTATTAGATATGTATGCTGCCGGCGGAACGATAATATCTTTTCCATTATCCGATACAATTAATCCTGGACCATAATAGAATGCGTAATTTGCTCCTTGTGCAATACTAGGTAATGAATAAACTTTAGTAGGATTTTTATCTTGATTTCCTCCTGTTGTTACATATAATGTATTAAATGCTCCATTTTCATCAGTGAACGAAGGATCATTTGATTTTTTAAAATCTTCGATTGTTGGTGCATTTAATATAGCTGAAGCATTTTGTCTATCTTTAGCTAATTGTGAAAGATTTGATTTATTAATTAATCCAGTCACATCATACGATGTAAATGTATCTACAACATATCTAAAATCTATAATATCTTTGTCAACAAGTGCATTGTAAATTCCATTACCAGAAGAAAGAACTGATAAATATTGGTTTATTTCTTTTACGGTAATTTCAGCTTTTCCAAGAACAAATGTTTTGTAATAATCAGATGCATTTGCAAATGATTTAATTATTCTATCGTTGTAAGATGGTTCAACATCAGTTACTATTGTATAAATAGTATTTGTTGTTCCTATTTCTTTTGCGATTCTATTAACTCTTGCAATTCTATCGTTTGCAGCTGCATCTACATAATCTCCAATTGTGATTGGAAAAGTTGTTGGAGCGTTTGCATTTAAATAAGTAACTGTGAAACTTGTGCTTCCATTAAGTCCATTTGTATAAGTACCGTTATAGTCATTAAAAATATATGCAGTTACTCTATCATTTGATACGTGGAATGTGTTAAGAGTATCTCCTACTACTTTAATTCCATTATATGCTATACTAATATTAGATGAGCATGTTACTGTTAATGTAGAAGTTAATGAATCATAATTAACATTGGTAACTATTGTGTATTCTCCAGATGCTGTCGCGTATAATGAATCTTCTCCTTCAGTAATATCGTTCACATGGGATACATCTAAATCTGTAATTACTAAAGTGTTTCCGGAAACTGTTACTTCTTCACCGCCATCAAATTCAATATCATGTTGTGATGCTATTGCGTTTTGCTTAGTAACGTGTGATAAAATTTCATAATCTTGATATGAATCAACGATGTGTCCAACTAAATCAATTTTAGTTCCAGTTTCGTCTAATACCGCATTTTCATCAACCGCACAAAATAAACCTGTTCTTCTTGCTTCGGCATTGATAATTGATTCAATATATAAGTTTCTACCTTCAAGATCTTTAAATCCTGGTAAAATAGAACCAGTGTACTGTGCAATTAAACTAACTTGTCTTAAATTTGCAAATTCATTTAATTTATTTTTGTTAATTCCCTGTTCTGTGAAATACGCAGAATAAATTGGATCGTTTGCCATCGTTGCAGCATCAAATTCTCCTTTAAATACAAAAACATCAATCATAAAATCTGACATTTTATCAAAGTTATTTAAATGCTCTGGAACATTTCCTTCACCATACCATTCTCTTGTTGTTAAATCAAATTCTTTAACAGAGGCAGCTTGTCTTACTATAATAGTAATTGAATCTTGTTTAATATTTACAAAATTTAATAAGTTATTGTCACCATTCGCAATTTCTGCTAATGTAGCAGTATCTGAAGGTGTCATAAATTTATCGTTATCAAAGAATTTGCTATAATCACCAGTTCCTTCTGATGACGTATTTCCATCAACTGAACCATTTGTTGAAAGAGATTGATAATTTGCAACATCTACTGTTGCAGTAAATTTAGCTAAGTTTAATGCCAAGATAGGACCTCTTGTAAGAGCTTCTAAACATGATCTGTGGAAAAACATTCCTTTCTTTTCTAATCCTTTATCAATTGAACCAAAAACATTGTTAAATGTTTCTTGTGAATCAATCAAAACTGGAGTATTGTAAGGTCCTTTTTTAGAGTGACCTACAACTAATCTAAGAGTCTCAGTGTTAACGTTAGCGGTCTGAGATTTATCAAACTCAAGTCTATAAACACCTGAGCTCTTAAAATTTAATAATTGAGGACTTAATGCCATAATTTTAATTGTATTTTTTTCTTTTATTATATATCTATTTTAATTGTGATTATTTACGTATTTTAAAGCAAATCGTAGATATCGTATTGGAGATCTCCTTGAATATCGTTATCTTTATAAAGTATTCTTTCCATTAATAGATGCTTCTCAGGATCTATAATATCTAATAATTCTTCAACATAATCAGCATAATCACTTGTTCCTAAAAATTCAGTTGCAGTAATACATGTCATTATTGTATCATCATTTCCCATTTGCGCGCCATAACTTCCATTTCTTAAAGTACCAAATAAACTTGCCTCCTGGACTGTTATTATATCATTTACTTTAATTCTATTTGTTTCAATGAGTTTTTTAAAGTTTTGGCAGAAAACTGACTTATTATCTGATTTTAATCTAATTCCGGGTTTTAATACCTTTGAATCATGTCTATGTTTAAATCTAAGTACCATCTCATCTTCAAATTCATTACGCCCTGGAAACACAGTGCTTAAGTACTGTAATAATATACTTCCATACGTATTGTACTCTATAATCATCTTAACGTTCTCAGGATTGAAAATATCTAGTGCTAATGTATATAGTACTTTTGCAAAATCCTCAATAGGATGCTCATTACTTCTAAATACTGCAACTTGATTTAATTTAAAAAAATCATACATTGCCCCTGGACTTATTGAATTTTCAATATCAATATCTTCCATTGCATCTACTTCAAACACGTTGATAACAGAGTAATCTCCTCCATTACCTTCGGCAATATCCACTGAAAATAAGTAATACTTGTCAGAATTCGATGCGCTTTCAACATCAAAATCAGGGTCAAATGATAAAAATCCTTCAGTAGCAATATGTATATTTTCAAATTCTTCTAAATCGTAAAATTCAAATTTCTTTGCATTCTTCCTAATATTTTTCATTGTACCTGGACTCAATAATAAACTAGATGAACTTGTAAATTCATTTCCGTATTGTCTATTAAATGCATCTTCCGAACCTAAATTTCCAAGTTCTCTTTTATACCAGGCATCGTCTCTATCAGGATGTTGCCACCAATCAATTCTAGTTGGAGTATATTCGTTATTTCCCTTTTCGGCATCTGCATAAATTTCGTAAAACTTATTAAATCCATTTGGTGTAGATGTAATATTTATCCTTGAAATTTTTGATGCAGAAAGAGTAGGATAAACGTTTTCATAAAATGCATCAACAATAGTAGGATGTACGTGAGCAAACTCATCAAGATATAAATTATGAATAGTAAAACCAATACCTGATTTTGCAGTTGTTGATTGACCTACTAAACGACATCCATTATCTCCTCTAACATTCATAACATCGTATTTAAGAATTCCAGGCTTCATGAAAAATGGAAGATGCTCAATAACAACCTTTGCTTTATCGATAATCTCCTTGGTTGATTCTGCCTTATTTGCCAAAAGCAACGTTGTTTTATCATAATTAAATGTAAGATACCATGCATTAAAAATACTGGCAGTTACTGTTTTACCCATTTGCCTAGATGCCAAAACAATATTAAATCTATTATTTTGAAAATCTCTAAGCAATTGTTTTTGGTATTCCCTAAGTATAACCCTTTGAATACCATTATCCGTCATTACTACTG